TGTAGATTGTCCAGAGTAGTTTTTCCTTCTATGACCGTTCTTTTTCCAAGGCGGGATATATCTGATGGTATACTATCCATATATACTTGAACAATTTTAGGAGTTTAAGTCTTGGGATTCCCAGAATTCCCAGAATTCTCAGAATTCGGCAAAGATTCGCCGAATATTCGGCAAATTTGCAGGTTTCCCAAATTTTTTTTCTAACATGGGGGTATAACAAATGACTGGAGGGGGTTTAATGCAATTGGTGGCTTACGGTGCTCAGGATGTGTATTTAACCGGTAATCCCCAGATTACCTTCTTCAAGCTGGTGTACAGACGTCACACCAACTTTGCCATGGAGTCCATTGAGAATCCTTTCAACGGCAACCCCCGTTTCGGTAACCAGGTGACCTGCACTATCCAGCGCAACGGTGACTTGATCCACCGCATCTACCTCCAGGCCACTCTGCCTGCCGTGGCTCTGACCAGCGCAGACGGCTCTGGTGCTCAGTTCCGCTGGCTCAACTGGGTGGGTCACAACCTTGTTGACTGGGTCGAGCTGCAGATCGGCGGTCAGCGCATCGACAAGCACTACGGTGACTGGCTGCAGATCTGGAATGAGCTTACCCAGGAGGCTGGCAAGCAGGCCGGCTATGCCAAGATGGTTGGCAATGTGCCCCAGCTGACTAACCTGGTGGTGCAGGGCGGCGAGTCTTGCTACAACTACTGCGCAGGTGGTGAGCCCCTGAGCTCCTCTTCCCTGCTGAGCTGCGCACCCGAGTACACCCTGTACGTGCCTCTGCAGTTCTGGTTCAACCGCAACCCTGGCCTTGCCCTGCCTCTGATTGCCCTCCAGTACCACGAGGTTCGTATCAACCTGCAGTTCAACGACCTGCAGAACCTGATGTGGGACGTGACACCCAACAACACCACTGGCAACAACATGCACGCCGTGCGTGACCGTGTGAACGCTGCCAACCTGGTGGCTGCTTCCCTGTACGTTGACTACATCTACCTGGACACTGACGAGCGTCGCAAGTTCGCCCAGGTGTCTCACGAGTACCTGATCGAGACCCTGCAGTACACTGGCGCCGAGTCCATCAACTCCTCCAGCAACAAGCTGAAGCTGAACTTCAACCACCCTTGCAAGGAGCTGATCTGGGTGGTGCAGCGCGATTCTTTCGTGTCCTGCGACGACGCTGTGATCAACCCATGGAAGGGTCAGCAGCCATTCAACTACTCCGATTGGTGGGACCGCTCCTGCCTGGAGTCTGGCTACTCCGTGACTCGCGTGGAGGGCATGGCTGGCATGAACCCCGTGGTGACTGCCCTGATCCAGCTGAACGGCCACGACCGATTCACTGTGCGCGAGGGTCGCTATTTCAACGAGGTGCAGCCCTACCAGCACCACACCAACGTGCCTGCCGTTGGTATCAACGTGTACTCCTTCGCTCTGTCCCCTGAGCAGCACCAGCCCAGCGGCACTTGCAACTTGTCTCGCATTGACAACACCACTCTGCTGCTGACTGTGTCTAACAACGCTGTGGGTGTGAGCACCTCCTCTCAGGTGCGTGTGTATGCCACCAACTACAACGTGCTTCGCGTGATGAGTGGTATGGGTGGACTTGCTTACAGCAATTAAGGAATATGTGTACATATTTATGTCATGTATATTGTATATTGAAATAAAAAGAAATATAATATAATATAAAAATCAAAAAAACCAAAAACCAAAAAAATACCATATTCATCTAGAATACTAGTTGAATAAGATATCCCGGTGCGTTTTTTTAAATTGTATTAATAGATGTCAGGAAGTTGGGTTGACGCAATTACAAATGATAATATTGATATGTTTAAAAGAACTGTTAATGCAGGAAATATTAATCAGTATAGCCGAGTGAAAGATGGAACATATACACCGATCCAATATCTTGCAAGAAAAGCACCCCCTATTAATTTCAAAGGTATGTTACAACATTGCCTAGAATTAAATGCAGATTTAACTTTAAACGCAGAAACAATTGATTGTATAGACAGTAAATGTACAACAATAGGAAATTTGGCTGGTTATAGGCAAAGTAAGGGATGGTCAGGTGATCCATTGCGAATTTATAACCTTTTTGTTCAAATTAAAAACGGTGAAGATATACAAGGATTTAGTGTTTTAGCAAATAATAATGCAAAACAATGGAAGGGCATGGTTCCTGGAATTGGTTATGCTAATTCAGCAAGACGAGGTATTAGAGGACTTGTAACAGGTGTTGCAAAAACTGCCGCGCTTCCTTTCAGAGTTGCAGGAGCTGTCTTAGGTGCAGGAACGTATGCAGCAGGATCTTTACTGGGAACTCCTATGGGGCAAGCATACACTGGAGCTAGTCTTGCACGATGGGGAGGTGCAAGAAAATCTAGAAATAATAAGAATAAGAATAAGAATAAGAATAAGAATAAGAATAAGAATAAAAGTAAAAAGACACGGGCAAATAGGAGATAATCTCACCACTTAATTAATACGCGACATATCGGTATATCATGGTATTCATCTTCGAGAAATTCCACGATACATCCATCTAACATTTCCCTTAACCTTTTGCGTATAAAAGATAGGATGGGAAGATTTAGACTTTTAGCAATTTCAATAGGAAGATCTAGCGTTGCTTCAGTATAGCCGAGTTTGGCTGCATCTTTAAGATATTTATCTCCTCGTTTATGAAACCAATGAAGCCATCCTTCAGCAGTTTCTTGTAGAGATGATGTATCTGCTTGTACTTCTTTTACAGTTGCTAGTAGTTCTTCTTTCAGCGACATATATATTTTACACACTTTTTTCTTATACCAGACCAGATTCTTAGCTGGTATAAGAAATTAATTTATCTACCTACGATCTGCGTGTCTTCTGCTTCTGCTTCTGCTTCTTCTGCTTCTGCTTCTGCTTCTTCTGCTTCTGCTTCTGCTTTCGTGTCTTACGCCTTCCGCCGTTAGCTACCTTTTCAAACAACTTTTCTGCACCTCCATCTGCACCTTTAATTTCCTCATAAAACACTTGACATAGCATTTCGCCTCCATACTTATTACGAATCCTAGCAGTAAAAAAATTATCGGCTTCCCTTTCTCCCCATATATTCATATAGCCGTTTGCATCATTAAATCTTTGCAGTGTATCGTCCTTCAATAATTCTATTCTTTCTCTTACTGGTACTTCGGGAGGTACTCGGCGATCTAGTTTATATTGTTCAAATTGTTCAAGTGTCAATCCATTAACCTCAGTACTGCGTTTTATCATTTTGTATATATAACCTGGCTGCTCATTTTCCTTGACATCATTATCATGTGGAACATTGGGAGGATGATTGTTAGGATCCATATATTCATACGTTAGAAAATAGGTCTAAATAAAAGTGGCATATATAATATAAATGAAATATTCATCGGCAGGAGTCCTTTTTACAAATGGTACACATATTATAGGAGGATATCAACCGAAAAAGGAATCACCTTGTATAAGCGGTATAGGAGGTAAACGCGAATTACGCGACACTTCATTTATTTACACCGGAATTCGAGAATTTATAGAAGAAATATTTGATTTACCTAATCCATCCTCTTATATAGAACTAATTCAAGAACACGTAACACCATTACGTATTGTCGACTTAGGTGGTTATATTAATGTTATATATACATTTTCTGATTTAAATACAATTATGTGCATGTTGAATTCGAACGGTGCTGTATCTCCTCTATATCAAACATTTCCTGTAACAATTGACGATTTAATGTATAAACGCCGTATAGGGGATCAGGAAATAACGCATTTAGCGATTATACCGATAATTTCTACACACGGCGACAATCCTTTTGTTGGCAGGGAATTTGTAAAGGATATGAGATATCTACAGTCTTAATTCTACATGTATTAACCATGCATAGGAACTGGTGGCCAATCATCATTTGAAGTATACCACACCATTCTAGGAGCCAAATCATCTGCTTTTCTGGGTTTCTCCTGTGTATTCTTCTGTATATTTTTAAATTGTTCTACAAAAGGCTCTATACAATTCATTAGATCTGCACTACCTGTCTGTTTTGCAGAAGATATAATAGTATTAAGATGCTCCTCTCTTACTGAAAATCCTTCTTCAATAAATTTTCTAACTACATCTACATTTGCCCTTTTAATTGCTTCCATAAAAGGATAAAACAGGTAGTATTGAGCAGTATGAAATAAAATGTCAACTATTTGGCTAGTTTCTACAGAAGGTTCTCGTTGACATACAATCATTAAAGCCGAATCTTTGCCGCCATTAGATGTATATCTGCTATAATCATAATCATTTGTATAATTAAGCATGCAAAGATATACTCTTGCCTTAATAGATCCTTTTCCATCGATGAGTAGTTTAACCATTTCAGGAGTTCCATAGGAACAAGCATATTCAAGTGATTTATTCAGCACATATTTAAGATCTGCTTCATCCTCAAAGTAACGGGAATGTCTATGATCTACCCAGGCATATATCCTATTTAAATATTTTTTAAACTTTTCTATATTTCTTTCTTTGATACTGTAATATAATCTAGTTTCCTGATGTAAGCGAGACTGCCATACTTTCGTGAACCACGATT